TTAGTTCTGCTCAATTCTGCCCGTTTTTGCAAAGTTGTGAACCTTTTGTGAACCTATTTTGCTCAGCGCGAGCATCGCTTTTTCAGTCTGGGCAGTCCGCTGGGCGTCGAGAAGATGACTGTATGTCGACATGGTAATCTGGATACCCGCATGGCCTAAACGCTTGCTAATATAATAGATGTCGACTCCGCTACTTAGCAGGTAGGAGACGTGGGTGTGACGCAGACCGTGAAAAGTGATTTGCTTTTTTTCGGGGATTTTCACGGCTGATTCCATTTTTTTGAGAACCTTGTTAACCGCTGCGCCTGTCAAAATGCCACTCTGCTTTGAAAAAAAGACCCCGTTATAGGCATTTGCCACTCCTGACTTCCTAATCCAGTCTACCTGCTGTTTGTGAATATTCTGTAAAAGCTCGATGACTTCTGGTAGAACTTCAATGACGCGATTGCTGGATTCGTTCTTCGTCGGAATCATGCCAGTACCGTGAACGTGGTCCCATGACTTATTAATAGTGAGCTGGTTGTTGACCTCATCCACGCAGTCCCATGTAAGGCCCAATACCTCAGCCACCCGCATACCTGTCTGTGCGCCAACGTAGACGGCCACCGTGGACAGATGGTTAAAGTCGGCACGCTCATACGCCAGGTTGGTGAGGGCAAAGAACTGGGGCAATTGGAGGTACTTGAGTGCCTCTGACTTAGACTTAGCACCAGACGCCTCAGCAGTGAAGGTAAAGTCGGTGTGCAGCACCTGGTCATTTATGGCAGTGCGCACCATGGCACGGATATAACCGTTGACCTTGACCGACGTTGATCGCGCATGTGTTTTACCATAGTCGTTGAGGAATTTCTGCCACAGCTCGGGTGTGACCTTACCAATTGGCATGGTGCCAAACTGCTCGCGAATGGTCTCCTCAACAATAGGGTAAAACTTTTCTGTGGCAATGGTGCGCTTACCTTGCTTGTAGGTAGTCCACCAGGAGTGCCAGTAGTCGGCGAGTGGGATGTCGGCCTTAGAAATGTTCGCACCGTCGCCTACTTGCAACTCGATTAGCCGGGCCGCCTGCATAGCATCCTTCTTGGTGCGGAATCCTTGCTTAGATTTGACGTGCTGGACACCCTGCAAGTCGCGATAAGCGACACGGTACTTCCAGCCGGTGCCTTTTTTGGTGATTACCGCCATGTTAATTCCTCCGTAAATATGGTAAAATTGGTACACGAAAAGCGCGTACCTATGTACGTAATTTATGATTAGCTCACTCCCGATTGTCTGGCCGGACGGGGAGTGGGCTATTTTTATTCCAGTATATCAACGACCGCATTGTCTGCGTCCGTGAAAGAACTGTTGAAGTCACTGATATTCCCGGACGGAGATGTGGCGAGACGGTCAAGCTTTTTTACAGCTTTGCTCAATTTCTGATACTTGGCGAGCTTGGACTCGTTTTTCTTAGTCACATGCTTTTTCATGACTTTCATCGCTTTGTCCATGGTGGCCTCACCATCAGCAATATCAACTTGCTTTGAAGTTTCACTGTCTAGCACGGCCTGAATCGCCTCGTTGAAATCGGTGTAGTACTTACCATCAACCTTTGCGCCCTTGTCTTCCCAGATAGCATCATTCCACGCGGAACTGATTTTGTTGGCTAAGTCCTCAGCAGCACCAGCGGATTTAGCAGCACCGTTGCCAAAATCGGTGCGAGCAAATGAAAACTTTTGGTTGTCCTCTTCTGCGAGTTTGGCCCTGATTTTGCGGGCCTCCGCTTGTTGCTGCTCCACGTGGTGGTTGTAGATTCCAGCAGCACCAAATCCGATTACAAACATTGCCACCGCTACACCAACCACAATCAGTGGTGGCTTTAGCTTCTGCTTTGTGGCGTATGCAACAGCCAACAATACAATCCCGACAATTAAAACGATAATCGCCGCAATCAATGTGAATCCGACAAACAAGTCCATATAAAATCTCCCCAGTACATATTATTTTTGTAGCAACGACCCGCGTCAGGAATCGAACCTGACCGGGGCTATTTTAAAACTCAATCAAGGCCGAGACCACCCGACCGATAATCTTTACATCGCTCATGTCTTCATAGCGGAAATTGATAGGGTGGTAGCTGGAGTCTGAAGAATCTGGGGCGAAATTGATTATCTGCATGTGCTTGTCGTTGTAGAACCGTTTTACCGAGTAACTTTCGTCGTCCTCACTGAATATCACAATCTCACCGTCGTATAGATCTTGGAAGGAATCCACGTGCTTGATGATTACCAGTGAGTGGTTCGGGATGACGCGGTTCATCGACTCACCGTTGATGTTAGTGATGAACAAGTCATCGTCGCCAGCATACTTGCCCATGACTGTATCGGAGATTTGAATTTGTTCGGCGGATTTGAGACCCTCTACTGTGGTGAGAGAACCGGCCGCTATGTCGGCGTCGAAATAGGGGTAGGAATGGACTGTCGAAGTTGTGGGACTGATTTGCTCAGACTCGTTTCTATCTGCGGGAACATCATAACCCATGAGCCACGGTTCAGAAACGTTCAACGCAGCGGCCAATAGGTAAAGCTTGTCTTGGCCAGGTTCTACTTTGCCGCTTTTGTATTGGCTTAAATCTGTTTTGCTGATTTTTACGCCGAACTGCGAACTAAGTGGCTCAGTTGCTCGTATAATGTCGACCTGTTTTAAGCCCCTAGAGCTAATTATCTGATTGATACGTTGGGCGGTTGTGTATGGACGAGTTTCGCTCATGTTGGCACCTCTTTCTTAACGTTTCCTATTATAGCCCGCGTTGAACTTTCGTTCAACGCTTTTATTCAAAATAATTGAACCTTTTTATTGACAACGTTCAACGGAGGCGATATTATAATAGACGTCAAGTTCAATGAATTGAACAAGGCGGAACGGAGGCGAAAAAATGACATTTGATTACTCAAACCTAAATGGTCAGGTTGTGGCGAAGTACGGAACTCAGCTTCGCTTTGCTGAAGCAATGGAATTGTCTGAACGGTCACTGTCTTTGAAGCTCAACAATAAGGTTCAGTGGAAACAAGCAGAAATCGCTAAGGCGGCTAAGCTGCTTGGAATCAAGACTGCGGATATTCCAAAGTATTTTTTTAAGTTAAAAGTTCAACGAATTGAACGGGAGGTCTAATCATGAACGAACCACAACTATTTAATTTCCACGACCAGTAAGTACGCACGGTGCTAGTTGACGATGAACCGATGTTTGTCGGCAAGGATGTGGCGGAGGCGCTGGGGTACAAGCGCACTGCTGATGCAATCCGCGAACATGTTGATGATGACGACAAAGGGGTCTCCAATTTACCGACCCCCGGTGGAACGCAACAAACAACCGTCATCAACGAATCCGGCATGTACAGTCTAGTCTTATCCAGCAAGCTGCCAACTGCCAAGGAATTTAAGCACTGGGTAACCCACGAGGTGTTGCCGACTATCCGCAAGCACGGCGCATACATGACACCAGATACCATTAAGCAGACGCTGGCTGACCCGGACTTCATCATCGGCCTGGCGACGCAACTCAAGGAAGAGCAGGCCAAGACGGCGGCGCTCGCAGCGGATAACGAGGCGATGCGCCCCAAGGCCATCTTCGCGGATGCCGTGAGCGTTAGCCACACCACAATCCTCATCGGCGAGTTGGCGAAGCTACTTCGGCAGAACGGAGTCAACATCGGTCAGAACCGGTTGTTCGGCTGGCTGCGTGAGAACGGCTACCTGATTAACCGCAAAGGTACCGATTGGAATCAGCCAACGCAGCGGTCAGCGGACATGAAGTTGTTCAAGGTGAAAGAAACAGCCATCAACCACTCGGATGGGTCGGTGTCCATCAGCAAGACGGTGAAGGTAACCGGCAAAGGACAGCAGTATTTCATCAACAAACTGTTGGAAGCATAGAAAGAAGGTGAATTCATTCCAGAACAAGTGCTACAGCGTGCCGCTAAGGACGTGAAGGTAAGTATCAAAAATCGTCTCAACGAGCGCGGCATGACGCAGCGGGAAATCGGCAAGATGTTAGGTATCAGTGCCCAGCAAATGAGCCGCGCAGTTGCCGGTGCGTCTGGTCCGCGTGACATTGAGATTCGCGAACAGATCTACAAGATTCTCGGAATGGATGAGAAAGAGGTGTAAAGCATGGAACTGGTTATAAAAGGAACGCCGGATGAAATAAAAAAAGCACTCCAAGCCATTGCAGGTAGCGAGGAATGCATGGCGAAACTCTATGCAGATAAGTTGGCTACTTCTTTGGCGGGTTCACTAAATACCCTTCGTCAGCAAGCTCAGCGACGAGCTGGTGGGCAAATATAGACGTGTAGTCTCGAGACTCTTGCATCATCCACTTTAGTGCCATGATAAGGTCAATTTTTCCATTGTCATCGCAGTAGTCCGAAATACGTTCCTGGAGTTTCTCGGCGGTCAGATCGGTGGTGTAAATCTTTTCGTTGATTCCTCCGATGATTCGAGAAATTTCTTGTTCGTTCATCATTATCATCTCGGTTAATTGAATTTGATATGTAGCGTATTGCAAAGGTAACGCGATATATCATGTCTCTAATTGTACACACTATATAGTGTGTACACAAGCACTAGCGCAATATATTGTGGAGGAAGAATGTTCGATAACGAAAAGTTAGTAAAATTGTTGAGCGACAAGCATATGACGGTGTACCGGCTGTACAAGCTCACAGACCTTGCACAGCCAGCACTACGCAGGCTGTACAGTGGTGAGGCCACAGACCCCACGTATAAAACTGTCGCCAAAATCGCCGATGTACTCGGCGTCAGCATGGATGAATTTAGAAGGAAGGTGAATTAAATGCTACTAAATCTTGAACTCACAGACGCGCAAATCCATCAAATCGCACTGGCAGTCAAGGCCGACATGCACGAATCAAACGCAGTCAACGCCAAGTTCACCACGCTCGCCGAACTTATGCGTGCCACTGGTAAGTCACGTGAGTGGTTCGTTGGTCGCGCAGACCCGTGGCACCCACGTGAGGGTATCCTGAACCACTACCGCAATGAGCTAGAGGGAACCCTGGTTAACTATCCAAGCACACCAAGAGGGCGCTACGGTATCAACCTGTCACGGATGATTGATTGGGTCGCCGAGCACGGAATGGAGGACTACTGATGGAAATCCTGTTAATGCCATTTGTTTGGCTAGTCTGCTACCCGAAGGTCTTCGCGGCCTGGGGGTTGCTGGCAATCGTTGCGTTAGGCATCCGGTCAGCGCTGAAGGGAGGGCTGAATAATGAACAACCGTGAGATAGCTAAGTTCATGCGGGCGCGAACACTTAAAGACCGTGCAGAACAGAAAGCAATCGAAAACGCCAATGATCCATTGGCAATTACGAACTTGCTCTACGAACAGAACCTGAACGTGGAAGACATGTCGGAAGCAGCCAGCCACATTCCGCTTGAAGACATGTGCGATTGGTATGACTGGGAAGTTTACCGGCTGGAACGTAAGGCGATGGTCACGGCATGACACTAAGAATCGAGGACGTAGCACGTAAGGACATCTTCTGGGTAATGAAACAAAAGGGCTAAAACGTGTCCAAGTTGGCGGCAGTTACTGGGATAACCTCTGTGACAATCCGACGCTTTCTCCACGGTGCAAGACCGGACGCGGACACTGCAAGAAGGCTGGCCGAAATACTCGGAATCAGTGTTCATTCTATCTACCACGAAGGGAGGTGAGACACATGCACATGACGAAGGACAAGTACCTAACCGGTTCCGACGTACTGGCCTACCTATACCAGCGGCAACAAGCGTTAGCTGACGCGTTGGCACTGGCGGTCGAAGACAGGTGGGTACGCGCAGACCTTGAAACAGTCGCCGTGCAGTACCGCGAAGTCGGTAAACTCATTGACGAGATAGAAAAAAAGCCCGCAACGGAGGTAACCGATGCGGACTCAAGTAACTAACTAGGCAAAGTAAATTACAAGGAGATTATACCATATGGCCACAATGTATGAATTACAAGGCAAGTATCGTGAATTATTCGACCTTGCCGAAGACGGGACGATTGATCCCGCATTACTGCACGACACGATGGACTCCATTACTGACGCCATCGAAGACAAGGCTGTTGGTTACGTGCAGGTCATCAAGGAAGTGGAAGCTGACGCTGCCAAAGTCGATGCCGAAATTAAGCGCCTCACCGAACGCAGAAACGGCTACATCCGCAACGCCAAGACACTCAAGCAGGTGCTTATTGGTGCAATGAACGACACCAACGCCAAGAAGTTCAAGACGCCGCTGTACACCATCTGGATTCAGCAGAGCACGTCTGTGGCGATTGATGCAGACGACCCGAAAAAGCTGCCAGTGGATTACGTGCAGACGGTGACAACGTACAAGGCAGACAAGAAGGCCCTTGCCGCTGACCTCAAGGCCGGCAAGGAAGTCAAAGGGGCGAAGCTCGTGTACAACGACTCGCTACGGGTGCGCTAATGGCAGAAGAACAGAAGGCAATTGAACCGACCACAGCCAAGCAGCGACTGATTCTCAAACTGGTGGCGGCTGATAAGATGGTGTCTGGCGTCTACAAGGACGGGGAGAACTCCTTCCAGCACTATGTCTTCCAGTCAGAGGCGGCTATCAAGGACGCCGTGAAGCCGGCACTTAACAGCAATGGATTGACCGTGGTGCCAAAGTACACCATCCTCGGCCAGCGTGACGTGCAGACCAAGAAGGGCATCCAGCACGTGGTGGATGTGATGGGTGAGTTCACCATCTCTGACGGCATTGAGAGCATCACAGGCTCGATGGTGGCAAGTGGTGCGGACACGTTAGAGAAGGCAACTGCCAAGGCGTGCACGACAGCCGAGAAGTACTTCTACAAGCAGCTATTCCACATCACCGACAAGGAGCAGGATCCAGACAGCGAGAATGCTGCCGACAATCAGCAGACACAGTTCCCACCAGCAGACTCGGCAATGATTAATGCGCTCAAGGCGCTGGCAGCGGATACGGCACAGAAGATGGGTGCGGACTACAAGCAATTCTGCAAGAACGTGTTTGTGGCGGCTCAAGTGGATGTACGCAAGGGCTGGAAACTAGATACAGAGGAGTACAAGCGCGTCGACACGACTATCGCGCAAATGACTAAGAGGTGATTGTATGCGGCTTACAGGCAAGCTGACGAAGGTGGAAGGACAGCGGGTGACCGTGGAGCTCGACGACAAGCCGGACGTGTTGAGGCTTAGACAGCTTAGCAACCACAAGAGGCCAAGTGTGCAGGTAGACGTCGAGGACGGGCGCAACATCAGCCCTGACCAGCGTAAGAAAGCTTGGGCGCTAATCAACGACTTCGCCTGGTACACGGGCTACAGTCCGATGGAAATGGAAGAAGTACTCAAGGTTAACTACATGGCGCTCACTGGGGCAGACTACTTCAGCATGGCTGATACCTCGATGGAGAACGCTGCGGGGTTCATCACATCTATTCTTAATTATGGATTTGATAACGAGATTCCGTGGCGGTTGAAGAACATGGACGCAATTCCGGACGGCTATCCGTTGATGATGCAGTGCCTCAAGCATCGCATCTGTGTTATTTGTGGCAAGCACGCAGATATTGATCATTCGCCTTCTGTTGGCATGGGGAACAACCGCGACCACATCGACAATCGTAAGTACAAGTTCATGGCGCTATGCCGTGAGCACCACACATTGCGCCACAACAAAGGGTTGCCGTGGTTCATGGAGTTCTACCATATCAAGCCAGTACGCCTAGACGAGGACACGATTGTCAGCTTGCATCTCAACAGCCGCAAGCAGTTACGAGAATATGATGAAGGGAGTGACACGGGTGCGGAGACTGATTAGCACCGTGGTAACTGATACAGATACTTTTTTGGACATGCCGGCAACGGCACAGAACCTGTATTTTCACCTTAGTATTCACGCTGATGATGATGGATTCGTCGGGAACCCGAAAACATACATGCGAATCTGTGCAGCTAGGGACGACGATTTAAAAATCTTAATTGCGAAGGAATTTCTCATTGCATTCGATAACGGTGTAATCGTGATTAAGGACTGGCGAATTCACAACACCATCCGAAAAGACAGGTATCATCCCACCACTTATCAGGAAGAATTCAAACATTTATCGCTTGCTGAAAATGACTCGTATGTCTATCAGACGGGCATTATCAAGCGGGCTGAGGTGGAAGAACCTAAGACGGTTGACAGTTTGACAACCGCTGGTGAACCATCTGGCAACCAGTCGGCAACCATAACGCGACCGGTGGTTGCCAAACGGTTGCCTGAAGTTAAGTTAAGTAAAGCTAAGTTAAGTAAAGATAAAAAGACATTACGTGGCAAGTCCGACAAGCGGACTTACGCACCCGACTCGGACGAGCTAAAGTTAGCAACCAAACTCTGGGAGAAGATTCTGGAGAACAACCCAGAGGCTAAGTACCCGAACCTACAGAGTTGGGCGAACGATGTGCGGTTAATGCACGAGCGGGACAAACGCACATGGCAGCAGATTAGCAACATGATTGATTGGTGTCAGAATGATGATTTCTGGCAGGCGAACATCTTATCAGCCAAGAAGCTGCGTGAGAAATACGATCAGCTCAAAGCCCAGGCGCTACGGTCTGCGAAGCCGCGCCAGAGCGTGTACGGTCGCCAACAGCGCAAGGAGCCGGTACCTGATTGGGCCAAACCCGATTACAAGGCACCAACCGGTGATATTAGTGCAGAAGCCAAGGCCGCCATTGCCGCAGCCAAAGCACGGCTAGCAGCGGGGGGCACCAATGATTAGCATCGTGATACCGATTGAACCAGTGGCACAAGGCCGGCCAAAATTCGCACGCATGGGGCAAGCGGTGCGAGCATACGACCCCGCCAAGTCGCGGAAATACAAGGCGTTGGTTGCCGGGTATGCTCGGGAGCAGTATACGGCGCAGCCCCTTGGTGGAGCCTTGAACCTGCAGGTGACGTTCTACCGGCCGATACAGACTAGCGGGTCGAAGCGGCTAAAGCACGACAAGGTGGTCGGGGCTGTATTGCCCACCGTCAAACCCGACCTAGACAATTACTTCAAGGCCGTCACAGACGCTTTGAAAGGCATTGTGTGGGTCGATGATAACCAGATTGTTAGCGTGGACATGCGTAAGCTATACGGCACGAAGCCACGCACGGAAATCGAAATCAAGGAGATTAAGCCATGATTAATCAAGTAGCACTGACGGGCCGACTGACCCGAGACATCGAAGTTAAGTACACGCAGAGCGGCACGGCGGTTGGCACTTTTACGCTGGCGGTAACGCGGCGGTTTCCTAACAAGCAGACTGGTGAACGCGAGTCCGACTTTGTGAACTGCGTAATCTGGCAGAAGAGCGCAGAGAACCTTGCAAAGTTCACGCATAAGGGTTCGCTAATCGGGGTGCAGGGGCGCATCCAAACGCGGACGTATGACGACAAGGATGGCAAGCGAGTTTACGTGACAGAAGTCGTAGTTGAGGACTTCGCTTTGCTCGAGAGCCGCAGCACAAGTGAGAATGGCGCCAGCGCTGCTCAAAACGCCCAGCCTAGCGTTCAAGGCCAGAGCCGGGGTAATTATGCCAATCGGCAGCAGAACGTCCCACAGCGCCAGCAGACGTCAAATACATCAGCACGTACAACGCCTCCTGACCCATTTGCAAGTAACGAGCAGTTGGACATCAGTGATGATGACCTGCCGTTCTAGGGGGGTACAGCATGGCAGTTAAGAAGTTGAGTGAAGTACCGGCATATGAGTTGTTCCGCCCTGGTGACCAAGTGATAGTGCACCAGCTGGAAAACCCTGACAGTGGAGCGGTAGTTAGCGGCGCATGGCCAGCAGAAGTGACCGCAGCCCACCTACAGCGAACGGTGGTGGTTACGACAAAACGATTTCCAAAATGGGCAAAGACCGTATTTGGCAGCAAGCACTCAGTTTCCATTAAATGGCTGCAGGTGGTGTCCAGAATGCCCCGGGACAGCAAGAATCCAAACTATGCTGGCATTCTTGGCAAGTCGATGACATCTGTGTATGCAAGTGGCACTGCAAATCAATCTGCGGAAGAACGTAAAAAGATAATCGGTCAGATTAAGCATTGCGCGGCTTACGGCATGGATAAAAAGGCAACCTGTGCAAAGCTCGGTATGACAATGACCACGCTGCAGGCAAACTGCACCAAGGACAACATCAACTTCCCGGCTGAACGGTGGCGCTACCTGAATGATCAGGTTCCACCCATGCTGGCGCGCGGGATGAGGCGAACAGACATTGCTAGTGATTTGCATTGCTCGCTGCACTCTATCGCCAAGATTATCAACGCCGAGAAGGCCGAGGCCCGCCTATGACTTCGCACGAAGATATGCTCGAAGCGTGCCACCTGATGGACGAGCTAAATGCGCAGTACCATAGCAAGCCGTGGCCAGCGACTGACCCACGCGCCAAACGGGTACGATCTATCCTCCGCGTGGGCGAGGTTGCCGACAATTCTGAGACCACCGTGCAAGACCAGAAGCTACTGGATATGTTTTACGCCGGATTGCCGAATGAACGTATCGCCGTCAAGCTAGGCATCAGCGTGCTGCAAGTACGGCGGCTGATTGAGAAACTCCGGCGCACCGGTAAACTGCGTGGGCATCAGGTGGAGCTGTTCCGCTGCGATGACTACACCGGCACGCTGGCCCAGATTGCAGGGCACTTGAACATCTCGATGCAGATTCTGGAACATCGCAGACACGTGGGACTGCTGAAGTTGGTACCAACGGGCATGATGATAATCCAGTATACAAAGCAGCACCGTGGCGAGCACGTGCCCGCTGGTGTGGGTGTGAAGACAACGACGCACAGAGGAGTTGGACGGAAATGAACGAGTTAAAAGACACAGCAGAAGGAATCCCCGCAGGCGCCGCATGGGCGTACGAGGAATGGCTAAGAGAGCAGGAGGAAGAAGAATGAAGAAATTTATGGCAATATTCGCCGCCTTGGTAATGGCGATTATATTGGCCGCATGTGATGAAGATTCGAATGTGACACTGAACAGTGAAACCGACGCACAGATTGGCAAGAAAGCAGCGGTCGAGGCTAAGACGCCAATAACCAAGCGCATTACAATTGCGCACGTGATTGATTTTGACGGAGTGAAAATTCCGCTCACAACCACATACGCGATTGACAAGAGCCTCGCAAACAATTGGCGTTTTACGTATCAGTCGATGGTTGACCTCAAATTGGGAGTCGCAAGCCTGCCAGATAATCTGCAACTAGTTGTTAATAACGTATATGCAAATGTGTCGTTAGTATCAACAAAAATGAGCACAAACGGCGTGCGACAAGACAGCTTGAACCAGAATTATTCAACGTTGCCACAAGGCGGTGTCTCGATTAATGCGGCCAGCGATTACGAAATACCTTTTCAGGTGGAAGGTATCAACCAAAACGAAACCAGTATGACCGTCATCAACGGTTACGGGTCAGCAAACACTTCGCGCGTAACCGAAAGCGACCTTCGTGGCAGAGGAGTGCAAGGCGGAAAGCTAAATGTCGTGTGGACGCTGCTAGTTAAGGCTGGCGACCGGCATTTTGTAAAAACGGTGACTGATCGTATTGGACTGCCGTATGCAGCTAAGGAGTAAGAATAATGAGTGATTTTATTAGGGGATACATGGTGAACAATGATTTAGGGTTTTCCTGGAACTTTAACCGCAATAACGGTTACTTCGGCCTTGCCGTTGCTGGCACAGGCGCGATAACCACCGACCGTGCCGCAGCCGACCACGTAGCCTCAGAACAAGATGGCCACAGGCTTGCTAACACTCCTGACGTCCCAATCACTAAAAACGATCGTGCCCTTATTGTAAAGGCTATGAAGCCAAAAATCATGCTTACTTTAGGTGAATCTGGGAAACTTGAGCCGACTATTTATCATGAAGGCGGAATAGATTATGGTGCCATGGCATTTTCACCGTTAATTAACGGCCATGGGGTGACCGACGATGAGCAATGAGACGAAGCGGGAAGTGTTTAACAGGGCTCTTGATTTTTTCGTAGCGACCGGGCTTGTGAGAAACAGTAACTATAACTTGGAAAGGTATCAATATCTTTCAGAATATGACGCCGCCTTGCCAGATAATCTGCCGGTGATTCCGGAAGACGTTAGTGAATGGTTGACATGGTGCAAAATGAGTCACCATTCGTTAAAGGATGCGCTTGATGGTGAAACGCGCGTCAGCGAAGACGTTTTTGCCCGTGCATGGGCGCTAGGTGTCTGGCAGGTCGAAGAAACAGGCGAAATCGTGAAATTGGAGGCGGAGGACTGATGGCAACTACCACGACAGAAATTTGGGTTGAATGCAATGATGGCCACACGAAACTGTCAGGGCTGAGCGTTGACGGGTTCCCAATCAGCGATATTTGCAAATACACTGGCATTATAAGGTTCGTGCTCACCGAGCATCAGGAGGTGCGAGATGAAGCGGATTAAGCATTTCTCCACGTGGGCAGACAGAATGCTGAACACATACGCGATTGGCCCGACCGAGGCAGAACTCATATCTGGTGTCGACGAAGCAATGGCGAAGAATGGTATCGGCACGCGAGTTCGTCATTTGGTAATTGAGGACCTTTTAAACCAAGAGGTAGTTAAGGGCCGAAGTTATGACCTTGCCAAGGCGCTTGAAAACCTCAAACACCCTGAAAGGTGCTCCTTGACTGAGGCTGAAACGAACACTGCCCTGAAAATTTTAAGCACGGAGGTGACCGACAATGTTAATTAAGCTAGACAGCGGGGACTACATCAACACAGAAGCAGTCGAAGTAATCAAGGGCGGTGACAACCCGTACATCGGATTGCGGAGCAACAATTCGTTCGACATCACTCCCGCCGACCGCGACCGCATCGTGGAAGCGATGGGCGAAAAGCCGAGTGGCGAGTATGGGGAAGTCATTCGGTGGAATATAGCAGGAAATCCATATGAGATAGATCTTGACGGAAAAACCTACACACTCACGGAGGTGGAACGGTGACAGCACACAAATACTACAAGCGCGGTCTCGTTATCGCAGAGCAGTTTGACGGGTCTGCGGAGATGGCAGAAAAGATGCTTCCTGGCTGTGAGCGAGGAAACAATGAGGTCTGGCTCAGGAACGCCTTTGACACAGAAGGCAACTTCATCTATCAAGACGAATTGAAAGTTGGCGACTGGGCTGTGCCTAACGACTATGCCACATGGCTCATGTCTGACGAAGATTTCCATGCAACGTATGCCGAGTTGCCTGTGATTCCGCAGAAGGTAGCTGATTACATCCAGAAGGCCAAGGCTGGCACATGGGGCATCATTGACTGTTACTACCACGTAGCCGATAACGTGACTGCGTGTGGCTTGGATGGCGTGCGGGACTGGGAACGATGGATTGTTGACCATCAAGACACATTTGCTCGCGCATGGCTCGATGGCTACCAGATTGAGGAGGGACAGCATGAAGAAAGTTAACAGCAATCCGGTACAGCTCACCTTGCACACAGCCACGACGAAGCAAACGTGGACTTGGTTCATGGTTATGGATGGCGCCAAGTACTTCCACGGCGTATGGGGCAAGCCTATCGCACCCACGCTCAAACGCTGGCGGCGACTACGGCGGTTACTAATGCAGGAGGAACGAAATGACTGATAAAGACCTTGATACCGTTTTCCAGCGCGCTGTGCCGTCATGGTTAATGCTCCTACTACTCATTCCACTTGGTCTGTTAGACGCATGTGTCGCCAAATATGGCTGGAATACCTTTGTAGTGCCAACCTTCGGTGGTCCACGGCTGACCATCATGGTCACGTGGGGACTGCTGGTATTCTTTAATTACCTGATTACTAAACGTAGAGATATGGAGAACAGCAAAACCTCGTGGAATGAATTAATCGGAGCAGTGTTCATCTGTTTATGGTCGTGGTTAATAATGTTCCTACTACACTTTTTCATCTGAGGAGGCGCGAGAATGACTGAAACCAAACAGGCTTACGCGAAGATTAAAGCTAGTGATTTAATGGACTATTTCCTAAAACGTGCAGCGCAATTGCCGGATGAGTTATCGGCACAGTTTATCGCTGACATTTCATTCGGAATAAACAATGTGCTTAATCCAGACGAAATTTTGCGCATACCAACCAAGGGAGTGATTTACCGATGACTGAAACCAAACAAGACATATTTAACTATCTGGTCAACCGGACGATTGCAATCAGCCTCCAGCTAGGTATGGCTAAGCCGATGACCGAGCAGTTTGAGCGGGACATGCGTGCGCTCTACGATGCCGCCACTGATGGCGACCCTGATTGCCCGTACTGCCACGATGATGATAATTGGATTGCCGATAGTGATGGTTGGAAGCGACTGTATGTTAATCCAAGTGGCGCAGTTGAGATGTGGAACTTTAGCGAACTCATTATCATTCACTATTGCCCTATGTGTGGGAGGCATCTAACCAATTTCAGGCGCGAATGATGGGCGCGCCAGCGTACTTCCGCGACGATAAGCCTGTCAGTATCGGCGACTGGATTATCGGCGGAACTCTGATTATCTCTAACACGGAATTTCGCAAACTGTATGCGGCTGTGAAATGATCAACAAAAATCATCATGTCTACAGCGGAGGAAAAATCTTGGAACGAGCAAAGTTTAACTATCTGATTCAAATCATCAAAGACTACCCGAACGTGCCAAAATATCTGCACGAGCGCGAAGACGAAATCCTCCACCCGTGGCACGAGCAAGACAATAACATCGGAGGCGGCCGTCCTAGCTCTTCTAATGGACAGGAACGTTTGCTGGTGAAGTTATCCGACGACCGGCGTTTAAACGCTATACGGACTCAATATGATGCCGTGGGAAGATGTTTGGCGAATACTGACCCAGACACGTTTCGAATTATCAACGAACTGTATCTCAAGCCACGTACAACGCTAACCGTGGACGGAGTGGCAGACCTACTGCACATGCCCACGCCAACTGTGCGCAAGCGTAAATCACGGTTTGTTGAAACACTTGCTGACGAACTGGGTATTTAATAAATTGTCACAAAAATGGTCTCAATTGCACTTGTCAACGCCTTATATTAGTAGAGTAGACATCTGTTGATTGTTATCTCGCGATTAAGCTCAATATCGTAGTGCCCTATCACTGCGACACCACCCGGTCAGGTCAAACTGCTGGGTGGCATTGTAGTCGGACTCTTCACCGACTACATCTCTCCACACTCACCCGGGCAACCGGGGTACATATTGGAATATAGCCAAGTGGTAAGGCAAGAGGCTTTGAACCTCTAATCGCAGGTTCGAGCCCTGCTATTCCATTAGGTTAAGAAGGTGCGTAGAGCACTAACGTGGTTGACTATCCTCAATACCACAGTGCCAGTAGCCCAGTTGGTAGAGCTTAACGTCGCGGGTTCGATTCCCGCCTGGCACATACGGCACAGCCGTAAATATTTTATTGGTGGACTATCATCCGCACAATACATCTTAACAGTCGATAGTCACTCACATCATGGGTGGCTATTTTTATGTGAACTGGAGGGCTACCATCGTGCAGACTAAGCTCGTATTCATTAATGGTCACCGCAAACTCGTACCACTAGACTATCGTCCGCGTCAGGATTCAGACCGCGCATATAACAGGCACCGGACGCAGACTAACGGCAAGTACGTGGCGTTCTATCGGTCAGCACAGTGGCTACATTTACGGCAACAAATACTGGAGCGTGACAATGGTATCTGCCAACGATGTGGTATGGAGGCAACGCTCGTGGATCACGTTGTTCCAAGCGAAGACGATTGGGATGACCGGCTGAATGCCGACAACCTGCAATCACTGTGCAAGGATTGCCACTATTACAAGACGCGGCGCGAGACGGCTAAGCGAAAGAAAGGTGTGAAGCGTTCGATGCGCATCAACGTGATTGCTGGTTATCCAGCAAGCGGCAAGACAACCTACGTTGCCCACCACTGTGGAAGCCATGACTTAATCTTCGACTACGATGCTATCATGCACGCACTTACTGGGCTGCCTGAACACATCAAGAACATTGACGTTCACGACTATGTAACGCTTATTCGTGAACTGATACTTCGCAAGCTCAAGGCAGAACAAACCTTCGACAACGTTTGGATTATCACAACGTTTCCAGACGAGAAGCTCGATAGTCTGTTAGTCAGTCGAGACTTGCATCATCTCATGCTGAACACATCAAAAGAAGTTTGTATTGAACGATTGAACAAACAACACAGAAACGTTCCTGAACTTGTGAAGGTCATGTCACGGATTGATGAGCAAAAATCGGAAGGAAAATTTTCCGGCTTCGAAATTATCGCGCAATAAAATCCCCACCCCACCCCCGTCTATTTTTTCGGGGGCTACATTTTCGGCTGCTCCTGAACGGACAGCCTCTTTTTTGCATCCCAATTTCCATCAATTTTAGGGGATGTTGTGGTGGTACATCCCATATTCTTACTATTTAGGAGGTGAAAGTGGGTAATGGCTAGAAAACAAAAGATACTGTCCCAATCTCAAGGGCACTTAACCGTACTTCAACAGGAAGCAAAGATGCAGGCCGAGATTTTAGCTGCTGATGGTTTGCCGGAATTGCAGAAGACACCGCCAGCACATCTTGAACCGATTGCTAAAGCCGAATACCGCCGCATCGTGGGCAGTATTGGTAAGCTACCGCTACGGAACTTGGATCGTACTGAACTTGAAGCATATTGCACGTGGTATGCGAGCTATCGTCACATCGTGGACGCGATGAATAAAGCACAGGCCGATGGCAGTACAGAGGAATATTTAGGCTATTTGAGCCAGCTACGCAAGGCTACGGACGCAATCAAGGGTCTGGCGAGCGACTTAGGTTTGAACGTTAACAGCCGTATGGCGATGAATATGCCGAAAGTGGAAAAAGAGAAGAAGTCACTCACGGATATGTTTGGATAGGGAGGTTAGACGATGAAATTCACAGACCCGACCCCAAATTTTATAAAACGTGTGCTGGACGGGCGCTTGCTAACGTCCGCAGCGGTACTGCAGGCGGTCAAACGCCAGGAATCCGACTTAAAACGTACCGACTGGCGCTGGGTATGGGATACGGAGCTTGCTGGCAAGGCTGTGAAGTTCATGGAGCTCCTACCTGAACCGAAATCCGGCAAGGCACAACCACTAGCACCGTTTCAGAAGTTCATTATTGGCGTTTTATACGGCTGGGTGGACAAAGACGACCACACAATCAGACGGTTCACGGATGCGTTTATCAGTATGAGCCGAAAAAACGGTAAAAGTCTGCTAGTGTCGGGTGTTCTACTCTATGAGTTCCTATTCGGCAAGAATCCCGCTAACAAGCGTCAACTATATACCGCCGCCAACGACCGCAAACAGGCCAGCATCGTGTTTAACATGGTCAAAGACCGATTACGGGCGCTCTGCCGAAAAGACCCGGAAATAAAGCGAATGACGAAAATCATGCGTGACGAGATGGCCAATCTGGATGACGGCAGTACCATTCGCAGCTTCTCACGCGATGCGGGTCTAGTCGATGGTTATGAGCCACACGTCGCTGTCGTGGACGAATATGCGAACGCCAAAACAACCGACATGCTCGAAACGCTCGCTTCTGGGCAGGTGCTGTTACCTAGTTATCTGACGTTTATCATCTCCACTGCCGGATTCGACATGAACGTGCCGATGTTCACGCAGAACTACCCATACGCTAAAAAGGTGCTCTCTGGCGAAGCCGAGGGCGAGCGGTATTTCGCGTTTATTGCTGAACAGGAATCAGTCGAAGAGATTAATGACGAACGCCAGTGGATTAAATCGAACCCACTGATGGATGTGGACGTTTTGCATGACCAAATTCACGACTATTTGGCGCAAAAACTCGAACAAGCCCGCGAAGATGGCAGCTTGAACGCAAAATTAGTCAAAAACTTCAATATTTGGCGACAAGCCACCGAGGATAGTTATTTGAACTTTGAAGACTGGAAATCCGCTGAAACGGACGAAAAACCCGATTTGCGCGGCCAAAAAGTCTGGTTCGGCATTGACGTAGGTCGTACAAGTGACTTGTTCGCTATTACGTGGCTGGTTTTGCAAGAAGGTCACTGGTTTGCGGACGGCTATGCGTTCATCGCCAGCAAGGGCGGCATTGAAAACAAGATTAAAACCGACAAAATGGACTATCTAGCTGCCGAAAAACGCGGCGAGTGCGAGATTACCACACTCGAATCCGGAATTATTGACAACGACCGTGTTTATGAATGGCTGGAAGACTTTATCGAACGCAACGACATTGACGTGCAGGGGATTTGTTATGACCCATACCAATTCGGGCCAATGCTAACAACCATTGAAAAGAACCACCCTGAATGGCCGATGGTTGCGGTACGTCAGGGGACGCTCACACTGTCGATGCCAACTAAACAGTTCCGTGATGACATCATCGGCGGCAAAATTCAACACAGTGGTAACCAGCTAATGCAGATGGCCGCGATGAATGCGGTGCTGATTAGCGACAACAACGGTGTGCGGATTAACAAGAATAAATACGCCAATAAGATTGACATGATGGACGCGCTGCTGGACGCATATGCGGTTGCATTTACTGAAGATGTTGACGCGTTTTTGAATGACGAAGACGTGTTCAGCGATGACTTTGGATTTTAAGGAAGGCGATTATATGAATCAAAAAATATTAACCGCTATGTATTGGCTGGTGACTAACATCGCCCCTCTACTTCTGCTTGCGGGGATGGCAATAATCACAATCGCCAGTTTTAGAATCTCCACTACGATCGGTTTGTATACGCTTGGCGGATTAATCGTGCTAGTTGCCACTGTTTTACTGCTCCCCGATGAAAGGGGGTGATAAATAATGAAGCTATTTCGCAGTATTGATTATGCGACTAATACCGACCCACACTGGGCGGGCAGTTTGCTCGATGAAGGAATTTTACCGTCCACACGCCATGGGTACACGGGTATCGGTGCATTGCGCAATTCGGACGTTCTGACTGCCGTTTCGATTATTGCGGGTGATATTGGTCGGTTTCCATTAGTCGTGGAAGACCGCAATAACGACAAAATTGTCTCACTGGAAAACGTTGAGTATCTGATGAACACGAAGGCTAATAACCGGCTGACCGCTTATCAGTGGAAATTCAGCATGGCGGTGAATGCGATTCTGTCTGGTAACGCGTATTCGCGGATTGTGCGTGACCCGTTAACCGGCGAACCGGCGATGTTTGAGTTCTACGCACCATCGCAGACACAGATTGACGACAACGACCCCGCACAAATCGTGTACCGATTCACGCCATACAACTCGGGTGTGCAAAAGGTGTGCGAAGCAGCAGACGTGATTCACTGGAAGTTTTTCAGTTATGACACGATTCGTGGGCGGTCGCCGCTGTTGTCACTGGGCAAAGAAATTAGCTTGCAAGATTCCGGTGTGTCCACGTTGCAAAAGTTTTTCTCTGACGGCCTGAAAGGGTCAATCCTGAAGGCAAAGGGTAAGCTCGGTGCTGATGCTCGCCGTAAAATGCGGCAAGACTTTGAGAAAGCACAGGCTGGTGCCTCTGCTGGTGCGCCGATTGTGGTCGATGACACTATGGACTACACACCGCTTGAAGTTGACACCAACGTACTAAACCTGATTACCAGTAACAACTACTCCACAGCACAGATTGCTAAGGCTTTGCGCGTTCCGGCGTTCCGGTTGGCACAGAACAGCCCGAACCAGTCCGTCAAGCAGTTGTCTGACGACTACGTGCAGAACGATTTGCCGTTTTACTTTATGCCGATTACGACTGAATTCGAGATGAAGCTACTTGATGACCAGCAACGACATAACTATTCAATCAGCTTTGACACTAGTGCCGTTGCTGGGATGTCTGTCGATGACGTAGTTAAGCTCAAAAAGAACGGCGTTATTGTCGGTGATGAAAGTCGCAAGCGTTTGGGCATGAAGGCTACCGGCTTGCCAGATATGAACAAACTGGAAACTGACTTGAACACAATCTTTTTAGACCAGCGCAGTGTTTACCTCGCATCGAAGGGAGGTGATGAAAATGACAAAGGAAATTCGAACAACCACAACGCCAATGGAAATTCGGGAAGCGACTGATGACCAGCCAATGGTGATTGAAGGCTACGCGCTGAAATTCAATCGTGCATCTAGCCCGATGGGTGTTGGCGAATATACATTCCGCGAACGGATTGACCCGCACGCGCTCGACAACACCGACATGCGTAATGCCGTGGCATTGTTCAACCACGATCAGTCGCAAGTTCTCGGACGTAACGGCGTTAACCTTGAGCTTTCTGTGGACGAAACGGGATTGCGGTACAAGCTGACGCCGCCAAACACCCAACTTGGTCGCGATTTGGTTGAAAACGTGCGTGCGGGCATTATCAGTCAGTCTAGTTTTGCGTTTACCATTCCAGACAACACCGATGCCGAAAAGTGGACCCGCGACGGTGATGCTGAAGCTCCGTACAATCGCCTGATTCGGTCAATCGACCATATCTATGACGTTTCACCCGTAACCACGCCAGCATATCCAGACACCGAAGTGAAAGTCAGTGCACGGTCACTAGACGCAGTAAGAGCGCTCGATTTGCCGCCAAAGTGGCAGACTGAACGTGAAAAAATGATTTTGTTGCAAGGTCTCGACTAGTCGGGGCCTATTTTTATACCAAAAAACAGGAGGTCAATCATGACTTTAGATGAAAAACTAGCTGCCATTAAGAAGCAACTCGACGAAAAGCGAGCTTCTGCGGAAGCTCACAAGGCAGAAGTTCGCTCTCTGCTCGAACAGGACACCGAAGACGCCACTGTCAAGGCTAAGGAAGCACGCGCAGCGTTCGACAAGGAATCTGCCGAAATCAAGGACTTGGAAGAAAAGCGCAGCCTTTATGAAGGCGCACTCGAAGGCAAGCAGGAACCCGCTAAGACTGTTGCCCACAAGCCAACCACAGACGAACGCCGCAAGGAAATCAACGCGTTCATCCGTAGCAAGGAACTGGGCAAGGAAATGAATATTCCAGCATACATGCTCCGTGACGGTGAAGCCTCTGCCGACCCTACCACCACCGGTGTTAAGTCCGCGGACAACCAGTTCCTGATTCCAGTTGACCAGTCTTACGTTCCACAGCGTGAATTGCAGACGGTTGTTGACCTCAAGCCATTCACCCACGTAATCCCTGCAAAGCACGCACAGGGTGTTTACCCAACGCTCAAGAACGTTACCAGCGTTCTTCACACTGTGGAAGAACTCGAAAAGAACCCAACCCTTGCTAAACCTGAATTTGACAAGGTTGATTGGAAGGTCGCAACCTACCGTGGCGCTATTCCTATCTCACAAGAAGACATCGACGATGCAGAAGCCGACCTGGTGGGCATCGTCAACGAAAATGGCCAACAGCTCAAGCGCAATACCGCAAACGCAGCAATTGCAGGCGAATTGAAGAAGTTCGCTGCTAAGACTGTTTCTTCCATTGACGACCTTAAGGAAATCAACAACGTAGCGCTCGACCCTGCATACAACCGTGCGCTGATTGTCTCCCAGTCCTTCTACAACTTCCTTGACACCGTGAAGGATGGTAATGGTCGCTACCTGCTCCAAGATTCCATCATTAGCCTATCCGGTAAGACTGTTCTGGGCATGAGTGTTGTGGTCGTCGGTGACACCGTACTCGGCGCCGCTGGTGAAGCTCACGCTTTCCTTGGCGACTTGCCACGCGCAATCATCTTCGCAGACCGTGCCGACCTTGACATTCAGTGGGTTGATAACGACATCTACGACAAGTACCTGCGCGCGGGTATGCGTTTTGGCGTAGCAACTGCCGACACCAAGGCTGGATTCTTCCTGACCTACACAGCCCCAAAAGCGTAGAGCCGGACACTCCGGCGGCTTTTGACCCCAACGGCGACACTAAGCCAACTAGCAGTAACACGGTTGATGAAATCAAGGCATGGCTGACAGCGCACAGCATTGCCTTCACCGGCAAGACTGCGAAGGCTGACTTGCTGGCCCTTGTTCCCGCTGAATAGAGGTGGCGTAAATGGTTGACGAAGTAAAACACGCCGGCCTGACCACGGCACAATTTGCGGTGCTGAAAATGTACTGCAAGATTGACCAAACTGTGGAAGATGACATGCTGGAAGCACTAATCTCCAGCGCATCAACACAGATTGCCAGCGCCGTGCAGACCGGCATTGCCCCTGAATTATTACTCAAAAAGCCTGAAACACGTGACCGATTTTTTACAGCCGTTATTAAGCAGGTCAAGGAAGAGTACGACTATCGCGGTGAAGGTGCAGACGTTATGCGCTATCCGCTGCTAGATACAGTCTCTGCTATCGTTAACCAGCTTCGAACGGAGGTGTCTGACGATGCGAACGACTAACATGCGCGAACGCATTACGTTCATCTCGTATGGTCGGGGCGTTGTGAACGGCGTACCAACAAGCAACACCGAAACCGAGCACATGACGGTCTGGGCGGAAGTGCCTAAGACGCCAATGCGTGAGGCCAGCAATGACTTGGGCATTCGCACCGAAAAACCCACGTTCATCGTACGGTTTTTAACCGATGAGGACATCGAACCGACATGGCGGATTAAGTGGCGTGGCAGTGAATACGAAATCACCGGTCTAGATCCAGATTATCAGCGCCGCGACATTACGACTATTACCGCGAAGAAGGTGGGGTCATGACTGTTACTGGCGATGGCGATTTGCTGGCGAAGATTCAGGCACTGGACAACGGCGTTCAACGTAACGCCCGCGCAGCAATTCGTGACGGTGCAGAGACATTCGCCGATGCTTTGAAGACTGACACGCCTGTCTGGTCGGGTGAAACCGATGCCCCCACCCACATGCGTGACGACATTCGAGCAACGGGTGTTCGCGACCGTGGTGGGATTCTTGAATCTGACGTTGGCTATGGGACAGACACCGGTTACCGCGTGCACTTTCCAAACAATGGGACTAGCAAGCAATCGCCACAGCACTTCGTGGAAGAAACACAGGAACGCACGCGTGGCAAGGTGCTAGAGACGTTTTTATCACACTTAAAGGTAGGTGGTTAAATGCTCGCATTAAATCTGGTTTATGATGCGCTTTTTGGTAGCGAACAATTAACGCAAAAACTCGAAGATGTGCGCGGAACCACCGACCCACTAGGTGGCATTTACATTGGCACACCGGATTTTGACAACACGACCGATGCGGATATTGTTGCACTCTCTCCGTGGATTAGGATTACCGATTTACCGGGGGATGAGACTACGGACGCGGACGATGATCGCTTCCTTGAATATCCACGCGTGCAGGTTGATTTTTGGTGCAAGAATGAACTCTTGCCGCAAGCGTCAGAGATTGACACGCTAATTAGTAAGGCCATGCACGCCGCTGGTTGGGAGCGGGTTTACCATCATTCAGATGTTGACCACGACACACCGCAACTGCGCATGGTAACAGCATATTTTCAATCACAAGGGATTCCCGTTTAGGGGTCTCTTTTTTAATTAGGAGGAAAAAACATGAGTGACGTAACTCCAAAGAAGCAAGCCAAATTTGGTGCTTCTGGATTTGAATACGGGATTGTCGGTGACGACGAACTCGTAAAGACGACAACTAAGGTTCCCGGCCTTAGTTCTGTAAAGATGGACATCACGACCGAAACTAAGACGTTGGCCGCTGACGATGGCCCATACCTGATTCTTTCTGGTGGTATTACCGAAGCCACTGAAACCATCGAAAACTACGATGTTAACAGTCAGATGAAGCAGGACTTGTACAACATCAAGGTCGTAAATGGTGTGGAAGTCTACCCAAAGAACCTCACGCCAAACTACGTAGCAACACTGTTCCGCACCAAGCTATCTGGCGGTGGTTACGTATGGGTTGGGATGCTCAAGGGTATGTTCAAACTGCCTTCCGTTGACACCAAGACGGTTGACGGCACGCCAGACCCAACGGCAGACTCCATCGAAGGTTCCTTCATTCCACGTGGCGATTCTGACAACGGCAACGTTGTGCTGATTGGCCGTGAAGACAACGAAGGATTTAACTTCGAACAGTTCCACAAGTGGGTATTCCCTGCCGAAGCTGACGAAGCAACGATTACTGAAATCCCAAAAGCGTAGCGAATTCTAGATAGACAGCAAGCTCGCCTAGTAAATACACAGTAGGGCAACCGGCGGGCGATGGAGGAAAAAATATGTACGAAATCAGTTTGAACATTAACGGTCAGGTTAATAAGTTTGTGCGCAACGGTGAACCCGGACTGGGTGACACCACTGCCGCACTCAAGGTTCAGCAACAGCAATTACGCATGTACGCCCGTGAAGACGGCCCAACGAATGCCGACTTTGACGCAAACGAAGCCAACCTTGCCAATTTCGCAGTCAACTTCTGGAACGGTCAATTCAGCCGCGTTGACGTAATTGCTGGTGCTACTAAGAGTTTGAAATCCCTTGATTCAATCAACAAGGCCATTGCGGATGCACTGGATGACGGCGAGGAATCGGAAGAACCAGCAAAAAAATCACAGACACGGACGTCCAAGAAGCGCTCAACAACATCTACGACTTCTACAAAGCCAGACTTGCAGACGGTTACAAACTAGCCGACATCGGCAAGATGACGTTCCGTGATTTGAAGACCTTGAATGATATTTACGAAGAAAAGGAAACGACTATCGACAAAGCGTTCCCATTCTTATTCATGTAGAAAGGAGGTAAATTATGGCAGGAAGTTTAGGGCATTTGGCCGCCACTGTCTCACTAAACATTGACCCGTTTAGGGCATCAGCGCGCACGTTATCGTCTACAATCAAAGCCACAACCGCCGAACTGAAAGCGCAGGACATCGCGTTCAAGGGTTCCGAAAAGTCCGTGAACGGGATGAAGACTGTCTACGGAACTTTGGAACGTCAATCCAAGCAACTCCAGGCTCGATTAAAGGCTGAACAGCAGACCTTGAAGGAACGCTCCGAAGCGGTTGCTAAGGGCGGCGATGACATGGAGAAGCTCACTACTCGTGAGGCTAATGCCGCCGCCGCACTCAACAAGACCGCCGCCCAGATTGCCAACAACAAGAATCGCATGGAAGCATTGAACAAAGAGATTCTGCTCCAATCATCATCGTGGACAAAACTCTCTGAAAAGGCGATGGCATTCTCGAAGGTCACCGGTAAGATTGGCGGCGCATTATCCAGCTTTGGCTCTAAGGCAACCATGGCCGTTACAGCACCACTAGCCGTTGGTTTTACTGCCGCTGCTAAGTCAGCGATTGATTTTAACAGTCAAATTAGCAGTATTGGCCCGCTATTGACCAACGGTGGCACGGTTACTGCGAAGTACCGCGCACAACTCGATAAGATGGCCGAATCATCCAAGAAGTGGGCGGTTCAATATGGCACGTCCACGAAGTCAATCAACGACGGTATGTCCGAGATGGTCAAGCGTGGTTATTCGGCTGAACAGACAATGGGTGCCATGCCGTCAATTCTGGACGCAACCAAGGCTTCTGGCGATGACTTCAACGATGTTATGCACGTGTCAACCTCCGTACTCGAACAGTTCGGGTTGAAGTCTAATTCTACCGCCGGGATGCTCAAGAACACGCAACGCGTAACCGACAGCCTGACGCTGATCGCAAACAAAACTGCCGCAGGTTTCCAAGACATGGGCGAAGCCATGACTTATGTTGGGCCAGTGGCTAATTCCGCTGGTATCTCATTGGAACAAACAGCGGCCGCAATCGGTCTCATGTCTAACCAAGGGATTGAAGGTTCGGTTGCTGGTACCGCGTTGCGTGGTGCATTAACCCGATTGATGAAGCCGTCCAAACAGAACGCGCAAGGGTTCAAGGAATTGGGTATTAACGTGGCTGACTTCAAGAAGGGCACGCTGACCTTGCCGGATATGCTGGACAAGATCAAGAAGAACACCACCGGTTGGACGAAAGAACAGAAATCTGCCGCTATTGCTACGGCGTTCGGTACCAACGCGCAAGCTGGTATGAATGTGCTGATTAGCGAAGGTGGTGACGCACTCCGCAAGATGACTTCTGACGCGAAGAACGCTAGTGGGACAACCGCGAAGATTGCTGAATCCATGAATAACACGCAAGCTGCCAAGGTTGCGAAGTTCAAAGAATCAATCAACGTTTTAGGCATTACGATTGGTCAGAAATTACTGCCGACATTGACTCCGCTAATTGACAAAGCAACACAGGTGATTAAGTCATTCTCCGAAATGGACAGCCACACGCAACAGTCAATCATTAAGTGGGGACTATTTGCTGCCGCAGTTGGGCCGGTCGCAAGAACGCTAGGTTCCGTGTTCAACGTGATGCATGGCACCGGTTCAGCTATTGGTGCTGTTACTGGTGGATTAGGCCGAGCAACCACTGCCGCTAAGCTTGGCGCGGGCGGTTTCAGCATCATCAAATCCGCGTTTAGCAAGACAGCTTTTGAAGCACTCAAGGTTGCCCCCGCCGCTGGTGTGGCTGCCGATGGACTAGGTGTTGCTGGTGCTGCTGGCACCGGTTTGCTTGCTTCGTTGGCACCAATTGCACCTGCAATTCTCGGTGTTGCCGCCGTTGCCGGTACTGGCTATGCAGCGTGGAAGCTCTGGGGTGAGGGTGCTGTTGAATCAGCCAACCGCACTAAAGAGTGGGGTAGCGATATTGGTGCTTCTGCCGACAAGTCTGCTGGTGCGATTAAGAAGGCTTCCGGCGAAATCTCGGGTGCACTCGACAACACTAATCAGTCCGCCAAGACTAACGCAAAGCAGATTGCAGAAGGTTTTAATTCGATGACTAAGGCGGCACAAAAGGCCGCCACTGAATCCGATAAAGCCGCTAAGAAACTTGCTAAGTCACTCGGTGGTTCTGCCGGTGACGCGTTACTAAAAGCCGCCGCCAAGGAAAAGGCCGCCGATGATAAACGCATTGCCCAGATGAAGTCCAACACTAAAAAGGCTGAATCCATCACGCGCTCTGCTAATAAGACCGGCGAAGCACTAACTGCCGACCAGATTCAAATTCTGGATAATCTGCGTAAAGATGACGCTCAGAAGGCGATTAAGACCCTGAAGCTGTCTGGTTCCGAGCAAAAAAATGTTCTAAAGGCTATTCTTGGTGAAAAAACCAAGATGACTGCTCAGCAAGCTGCTGAACAACGCCAAGACTCACTGATTGCGTGGCAGCAAGAAGCAATTGACTATAACAAAGCACAAACCAAGATTAAGAACGATGCTAAGCTCACCAAAGCCGAAAAGAACGCCACACTAGAAGGATTAGAGAAAGACCACCAGTCGAAACTCAACACTATCTATCAAGGCGCAATTCAGGCGATGAAGTCGCAAGGCATGAGTAACCATGAAGTCCAGCAACAGCTTCAAAATGACTACGGCCTAACTGAAACCGCCGCTGAAAATTCCATGGATGCATATACCAAGGCGATGAGCAAGGGTGTGCAGAGTAACAAGCAGTTTGCCGCTGCTGTGTCTGACGGCATGTCTGCCAGTGCAAAAAAGGCTGGTAATGCCTGGAACTCGCTGGTACTTAATCCGAAGACGGGGAAGGTTGTCACTAATCTTTCACAGGTGCTCAAGGACACCGCAAACACTAAGGTTGGTTGGAACAAGCTGGTTTTTGAGCTAAAATATGCGAAAATCTCCAGCAATGCTAAGCAGGCAATTGTGGACGCGTTAACCGCAAGCGACCAGTGGAAGTCGATGCCAACGTGGGAAAAGAACGCGGTGATTCGCGTCCAAGGCCGCAATGAACTGGCTGACATCATGGAGGAGTACGTGGACTGGAACTCGCTAAGTCTCAAGGAACAGCGAGCGATTGTTCACGGTGATTACAGCGGGCTGGTAAATGGTCTGGTTGAGGCTGGCAAGTGGCAAAAACTCACGCTGAAACAGCAGCAAGCAATTGTCAAAAACAAGGCAACAGCACCAATCATCTCCGCACTTGCTGAGTCTGGTAAGTGGAACGGTCTGACGATGGAAGAGAAGAGTGCCGTGGTCAACGCCAAGGGCACTCCACAGCTCGCCGACGCCGTTATCAAGTACAAACTCTGGAATCAGCTGCCGGACAAAGAAAAGAAACTGCTGATTAATAACGCCGATGCGCGTAAGAAGTTAGCAGCGTCCAATCTTGATCTAGGTAAGTACAACTCTGTAAAAGTTGCTGAGAAGATGTTCAAGGCAAATGAAAAGAGCGTTAAGACGTCCAGCAAATCCGCTGAAGACCAAATTGCGTTTATCAACAAAATGAAAACCAAGACTAAAGTATTCAAGGGTGACGCCAAGGACGTCAAGAACAAGTCCAAAGAGTCACAGGACGCGGTAAGCAAGAACAACAGCAAAAAAGTTGACACCAAATTTTTCAAGGGTGACTCCAAGAGCATTGTGGCGAGCGGCAAAACCAGCATGGGCACACTCAAGAGTTTCAACGGCACACCAGTGCTGACGAAGGATTATAAGGGTGTTGACCACGCTAGTGCTAACGCCAACCGTGCTACCAAGGCGTCCAAAGAATTTAGCAAGCAGAAAAATCATACAGTTTGGTATAAAGCCATTTTTCAGACAATCAAATCCGTGATTACTGGTAAGCATAAGAAGACCGGTTCAAACGATTTCAACGACGGTCTTGCCGTGGTTAACGATGCCACCGGTGGAACTTTCCGCGAAGCAATCACGCTGCCTTCTGGTGAGACTTTTATCCCACAAGGCCGCAACGTGGTCATGGCACTTCCACGTCACGCGCGGATTGAGACTGCCACTGCTACCGCACGCAAGTACGGGATTCCGAAGTTTGCTAACGGGACGTCTGACTTTACCGGCGCAACCACTACTCTGCAAAATCTCCACAGTGAGACAGTGCAGGCGGTGACCGTTCAGTCCAGCTCCACCACAGATGATGGTGTGGCAAAAGCACTTAAGACACTCAATGTGCTGGTTGCTGAATTGCTGGATTACACGCCGTCAATCGAAGGAGTCGTTCAGCTTGATAACAGTCGTGAAGTTGGCCACTGGGTTGCGAAGAGCGTTACCAATGAGCAAGCGCGGGCAAACAGATTGTACAACCGCAGTAGAGGGGTGAACATCTAATGACGATTATGTATTTTAATGGAAACCAGATTGGTGACCGGTTTTTGCAATTTAATCCAAAACGGGGTGCGCTTCCCGAAGTGGAAAATACGGTGGTCACTGTCGGTCGTTCTAACGGTGGCCGTTTTCAATATGGGCGTTTTAAGCCACGCGTAATTACTGTGGATTATGATGTGTCAACAATCTCACAGCGCGAGTTTGAAAAGCGTATGGCACCGCTACTGTACACTAGCGAACCCGCAAAGCTGGTATTCTCGGATGCACCGAATGAATACTGGATGGCAAAAGTTGATGGTTCAATCAGTTTAGAGCGAGCTTACTACCTTGGTTCGGGTACAATCAATTTCATCGTCCCCGATGGTCTGGCGCACGCGACTACCCCGACAGTAGTCTCTGGACTCTCGCCACTGAAGCTACCGAACGTTGGCACTGCACCAGCGTGGCCGATTTATAAAGTCACGATGAAGTCCGAAAACGGTTATGTGCAGATTGGAACACCGCAGGGCTATGTGGAGTTCGGCGACCCTGAGCAAGTGGATAAGACCGAGCAGAGCAAGGCCAGCAAGGTAGTCAATATTGACTACCGGAGTGAGCCGACCGCTGACGGCTACGCGATGAACGCCAACTGTGTGACGGTCTACCCGCAGCGGCTGTTTAAGGACGGTGACGAGTACACCAATCACATGGTAGGCACCTTGCAGTATGGCGAGGGGCCAACTAAGGAAGCGGCTACCAGCGCGTTCGACGATGGCACGCCGGCCGGTGGCATGGATGTGTCTAACTGGCATGGGCCAGCGGTGCACTTCGATGTACCCGAACCGACCGAAGACCCAGATTCAACGGACTTCAGCTACAAGGCCCGGGCGGAGTTTCAGGCCGGTGACGGTATGGGCCGTGAGGAGTTCACGCTCGAAAGTGGCGGCCTACCGGCATTCTCAATCGTAATTCGCGACTCCAGCAATTATGGGAAGACGAAGATTATAGAGTGCTGGCAAGGGACGACAATCATCGACACGCACACGCTGTCGGCTAAGTCAGGCGCGTTCTTTGAGGCATCAATCACGCGGCAAGGCGACAGCGTGCTGTACAAGTTCGCACAGATTACGAAGCTGACTAGCGACACGTCATATAAGGCGGGTTACACGTACAATCATCCGCTGAATGTCGATGGCTTGGCTGATGTGCCGATTGATGGCATCACCCAGTGGATGATGGCTTACGGCGAGATTATGCCAGTCGATATGTACTGGACGGACACGAAGTTCACATGGACGAATATCGAGTATACGCAGAACGAGCCGAACTTCTTCAACGAAGGCGATGAGTTTGTCGTTGACCCCGCGCACCGTAAGGCTTACCTGAACGGCGTGGAATCAGAGTTGTACACGGTTGGCAACAATTGGGACGCGTTGAAGGTTTATGACCCGTACACCCCGATTGCGGTTATCCCGTCATCATGGGCCGAACCACCGGAAGTCGAAGTCACACTTGAGGAGGCATATTACTAGTGGATTATTTATTTGTGGATAGAATGCGCCGACTGATTGCGACGGTGCCGACAGACAGCGTTGATGGTTTGTGCATTAGTTCTGATGATGAAATTGTGACTATCAATGGTTCACGCAATCTAACATTGGAACTGACTTACAGCGCGGACACAGTACTGTTGGCGGCAAAAACCGGAGCAATTGGTAATCTGGTGATGTATAAGGACGAAGACAAGAATCCCGTTGTGATGGAAATTGTTAAGTCTGTCCGTGACCCACTAAATTACACGTACACGCTGTCTGCTGATACTGCTGGTGCGGATTTAATCGACGAAACAGTAGATACGTATGACGCAGATGATGAATACACAATCGACTACTATGTAGATAAATTCACATGGGACAGCGGTTGGGAAATTCGGCTTAATCAGGTTACCGAAAAAGCACTGAAACTAAAGTATGACAACGAGGACGAAACTGCGCTTGCTCGGGCACTAAATGTGGCGTCTGATTTTGGAGCAGAGCTAGACTTCGCCTTCACCATTGACACCGACCACACGGTGCACAAGTACATTGACATCTATGCCGCACGTGGTTCACAGACCAACGCTGAACTGGTACGGGATATCAACGTAAACAACGTGACCAGCACCACCGACATCTACGACATGTTTACCAGCGTCAAGGCCAAGTCTGACGTTAATGATAAAGACGGTAATCCAATCACGCTTAAGGGTATGACTTGGCAGAGCGATGATGGCCGCTACGTCCTGGGGTCTGACGGCATTCTCCGGGACACCGTGGCCGTGCATAAGTGGAGTCGGATTCTGTCAGAGGATAACCCCGACCCGTCCACGCACCACCTACAGCGGGTTAAGAAGTATACAACCGGACTGGACACGGCTTCAGACGATAATCCAAAGTACAAGCAGTACCCGGATAAAGTCGAAGCTAAGAACAAGGACATTGCGTCCCAGAAGAAAAAGATTACCGCGACCGACGCATATATCAAATCGCAGAACGGTTACATTGCGAAGAAGCAGAAGTACATTGCTGAGTGCAACGCACGCATCGCAGCGTATGAGAAGAAGCAGAAGTACACATATCCTGCGAAGAAGGCCGCTTATCTGGTGAAAGTCAAGTCATTGCAGGCTGAACTTGCTAAGGGTGGGACAGCAAGCCATGTAAAATCGCTGGCGAACCAGATTGCTACTCAGCAACGGCTGGCGGCAAATCAGGACAAGTATGCGGCAAAACAGAGCAAGTATATAGCTAAGCAGCAGGCTTACATCAAGGCTGCCAATGCAGCGATTAAAGGATATAAGAAGAAGATTGCGGATTACAACGCCAAGATTAAGGGCTACAACGCGACCATCGACAAGGATAACTCTGACATCACTGACCTGAACGCTGGTAAAGTCGCACTCTACAACGACGTGCAGTCTAAAACGCTAGATCTAGCACTTGCCGACCTCAAGGCTCACAACGAACCGGCGGTTAACTACGAGACTGACATTGCACTGCTACCTGACACGGTGCGTCTAGGCGATACCGTCCACATCGTCGATGACGAAGAAGGCACGTACCTGAGTAGTCGGGTGCTGCAGATTGAGACGTCGCGCGCGGCGGGCACACGGGTGGCTACCATGGGTAACTATCTGATTGAGCAGCGACAAGCGGAGAACGCGGACGCCGCACTGGCACAGAAGATTGACTATGCGACGCAGGGTCTCCAGAAGGACTCTGCGCAGGGTAAGAAGTTTCAGGCCGAGATTGATGAGCGGCTGGCAAACGCAGACACTGAGGCCGCACAGCTTGAGCAAAAGCTGACTGACAATAAGGCGTACTACGACAAGGAGGTTTCTGACCTCAATGCCGCTGTAGCTACCGCTCAGCAAGCTGCTATCGACACCGCTAAGACTGACCTCGAGACAACTATGGGGACGTACAAGGGCGAGGTTGATAAGCAGTTTAAGGAGTACAACGACGGCTACGACTTGAAGCTCACTGAAGCGGACGGACGTATCAGCACGCTGACTGACTCAATCGATGGCTTCCAAGCCAAGGTTGAGGACACTGTCACCGGCATATCATCGAAGTTTGATGTGCTGTCGGACTCGGTTAACGCAACCATCAGCAAGGACAACCTCCAAGCACTCTTTGCGGTGCAAATCCAAGACGGCACGGCGTCCATCGTCGACCGCCTGACTGACGCAGAGGGCAACATTGAGGCAACCACCAAGCTCGCCAACGGGATTCAGCAGAGTGTGGAGAGCTTGACGACCAACACTTCCACGCAAATCAACCAATTATCGGACTTAATCGACTTGCGGGCGACGAGTGCGGACGTGAAAGCCCAGATTGATGTGGCGACCAAGGGGCTTAACGCCTCAATCGAGAGTGTGGACGGAAAGACAGTCAATCTTGGTGCCACGATTGATGACATTACCGGCTGGCAGGCAACGGTTGACGATTCGGTGAGCGGACTAAAGAACCAGATGACCAGCACAACCGATACGTGGAACCAGAAGTTGACGGACGCCAAGAACAGCCTAACCACGCAGATTAGCTCCAGTGTGGCGAACGGGCTGGCAAGCATTGACCTGAAGGCTAATGGTGGTTACTTATCAATCGCCGGTAACGGGTCAACCAGCAAGGTTTGGCTCGGCGGGGACAATCTTTACCTGACCGGTGACACGCATGTGGAAGGGGATTTCTTCCTGACAGAGGTCAACAACAGTCTGGACAGCTTAAAACTAGATACCTCAGGCATGTTTTTAAAACAAGGTGGAGATGACATCGGGTGGATTCACACCAATAACCTGGTCGACCACGAACAATACGATGGTTTGCTGTTCGATTTGAAAGCGAAGGGTGATTACATGGCATGGGGCGCGCAGAATGCTAACGGTCCAGATGGCGATTACCCCATTAAATTAGCATGGTGGCGCAGCGACGTAGCCAAAGCAATCGGCGACGACACCGTGGCCGGTTTTCAATTCAGCGACCCGGTTCAATTTGACAAAAATATTCACATTCCAAATGCTAATGGGGAATTATCGTTTGCTAAAACAAATCTCAGCGGCAACGCTACGACGTCTCCTTACCCGTATTTCGGGCGTGCAAGTGGTAATGCAGGATTCGCGTATGGCTCTAGCGCCGTTTACATGGTTCAGGGCGGTAATTGGAGCCGAGTGGTGAACACTCATGACCCGTTCAAGCCGGATGGCGGTGCTTATCAGAATTTGCAATTTACGACAATGGTATCTAACAACACGTATTATCCTGCATTAACGAATCAGGAAGGCAAGGTCGGAATACTTTTTGGTTCAACCGAATTGTATTTGATGAGGGACGGGAAACCATACCCGCTCAGCGGAATTCTTAAATAGGAGAAAAAATATGAATAACGAACATAACGATTTTGCAAACAAGGTAGCCAGCAACCTAGCAGTTAAGCTTGCCCGCATAGAGGTCAATAACTCTGCGCTAGAAGTGCAGCGTGACAGTCTGGCAGCGCAGGTTAAGTCATTGACGGACGAGATGGCTAAGGCGAAGGAGGCACAGACTGATGGAGACACCGACATTTCCGCTGCTGACGCTGACGGTAGCAAGTAACTCCGGCATTCCACAGGAGCGCTTCGCAACGCAGGGCGACAAGGGACGCCAGCAACTGCTGGTCATTACGGACGGCGGTACAATCGGAGCGGATTCACTCGGATTCCGTGCCAGTCTGCCCGATGGTAATTTTGTCGACGTACGCGAAGGGTTCACCGTCAGCGATGACCAGATTCAATTCGCGATTCCAGACCAGACATTTTCGGCAAACGGCAGGGTGACCTGCTATTTTTATGTGTTCGATGGCGACACGATTCTGGCGTCCACGAACAAGTTCACGTATATCGTGGCTCCGCAGTTTGAGCGCGGTGTGGGTGGGTCAAGCTACAGTAAGACGCTGGAGACGCTCAAAGCCGACATGGAGTCCACGCTGGCCGACCTCAAAACAGAGGTGTCTAAGTGGATGGCGTCTGCCGACGTGGAGGGTGAGGTCAAGCGGCAACTGGCGTCCACGCTGTCTGCTATCCAGAGCTGGGAGCAGACACAGAAAACGGCGCTGGACGCTAGTGCTAGTGAGCTGACCAAGGCCCAAGCGCAGTGGATTGACGAGTACAACACTCTGACCGCAGAATTGGCAACACTCAAGACTGCACAGGCCAACGCCGAGAAGGCCACGTCTGACGCTACGACAGCCACCACGCAAGCCACGCAAGCTGCGACTACCGCCACCGCATCAGCCAAGGCCGCGGACACCAGCAAGGCTAACGCAGACAAGGCAGCATCCACAGCCACGCAAGCCGCCACGGACGCAAGCAAGGCCACGACCGACAGCAAACAAGCTACCGCAGACGCCAAGGCTGCTACCGAGCTGGCTAAGCAAGCCGCCGATAATGCGAATAACGTTTCGGCGACTATCACGGATGCAGATTTGGCCGCATGGATTACACAGGAAGCAGGTAAATAGAATGAACTGGACAGAGAAACTAGCTAAGATTTTACGCGATAAAGTAGTACGGTCAGTCAATGGCGTGACGCCGACTGACGGGGAGGTGGCACTGGTATCGAGTCCTTTCAATTTGCTGCTGGACTCGAACCAAAGCTTGATGCCCTTCAATAATAAAAGTTGGACACATGACAGCAAGTTTGTTACTGGCGAAAGAGCAGTTGCACTTGCTGGTAAGACGGTTTCTGTCTCAGTAGACATTGAAAACGGGCCAGAACAGAAAACACATCTAGGTGTTTTCTACCTCAACGCCAGTGGTGCCCGCACTGTTATAAAGGTTCCGGTCACACCAGCATACATTGAAGCGGGGGCAAGTGGGACATTTACGACAACTCTTGTGGTTCCTACGGACATCACCGACAGATTGGAAGTTTGTGTACTTGGCGCGATACAAGATTGGACGGCTAATATCGGCCACGAGATGATAAATCTTGGTAACTACCCTATGCCATACGCTCCGGCGGTGGTCACTAGTTTCGGTGGGCAGCTGCCTGATAGCGAGGGCAACATCGATATGAGCGCGTATGCTACGCAGAGCGGGGACAATGTTTGGAGCGGGCACAACGAGTTTACTGGTACCGGCGGGCTCCCGAATGCAGAGGCCTTTAGAAAGGGAACGTTTGATTTCAACGCCACTTCGGGGTCATTCATCATGCAAATCGAGTCAAGTGCGGGGACATACAAGAATGGGCCGACTAATCCCGGGGCCGATGAGGGGGAGTTTGGTTGGGGGACCGCAGTAGCCTTCGATGACGGCGTTCAGGGTACACAGCTTGTGTTTCCTGACAACGGACAGTATGTACACATGAGAATTCGAGACGCCAATGGAAAATGGAAAGTTTGGACGAGACTGGCAACCGACAGCGACATCACCTCGTTAAATAACAAGATTTCCGCCCTCGAAGCCCAAATTTCGGGGGGGGCAGTAAACCTGATTGACAGAACAGGGGAACTGGTTGGACAGATGTTGAGTGCTGATGGGACACAGCAAGCGTTTGACGCTTCTGACTTGATGGCAAACCACATACCGGTGCAGCCAGGCCATATCCTGAAATTTGCAGTCACCGGGGTTTACCTGAACAATTCGTATGCTTTCCGATGGAATTACTATGACTCCACAGGGCAGTATATGGGCCGTCAATCCACTGCCATTAATAATTTTGAGTGGATAGTCCCTGATGGCGTCGCGTCAATCTGGGTCAGCTACCCAAGCACCGGCGAAGTAAGCTTAACCGATGTAACGATCATTGAAACTCGCATTGAATTGCTAGAAGCAAAAATGGTGGCAACTACCGCCACAACCACCACAGCATAAGGAGGAAACTAACATGACAAAAACAATCTACCGCTTTTACTCTAAGGCGGAATTTAAACGCACTGGTATGTCTTACACCGCGCTGACCACAGATGATGACACTTACAAGCCATCATATCCATACACGGACACCGCAGTGCCAGAAGAACTGCAGGCGCCCGATAAGGTGCCATTCTACGTGCCAGAGCACGCACAGTGGGAAGACATGTCAGAGGATGCACAGATTATCGCTGACAAGCAACAGGCCGCTGATTTAGCCACTGCTAAGCAGGATGCCAAGGAGGCCAAGGCGCAAGCCACTAGCCTGCAAGCTGCACTGGATAAGGCCAACTCAGACATTGAGTTGAGCAATCAAGCGACGACCGAGCTGACTAACCTGCTCTTTATCGTGGCTGACCAAGACAAGCTGGCCGCTGCTATGGGCATGACCACAGACACAACCACACAGGAGGCGACACAGAATGCCTAACGCACTTATTGCATTACTAGCTAAGCAGAAACAATCTGACCCGTCCACACCAGTACCTGCACTATTGCAGACGGCAGTACAGGCCAAGATTGAGGCACAGCCCCAGACCAAGGTCACGAATACTGACCCGGGGGTAGCCGTCAAGGTGGCCGCACCGACCGAAGCGCCACACGTAGACGCTACGACTGATACAACACAGGAGGCATAACCGTGACTTACGAAATCACATCTAACGATGCTACCTTTGACGGCTCGCACCGTGTAACACTTAAGGGCACTGGCGACGCTGGTCAGTCACTTATCTACACGCAGAAGCTCACTGACACCGACATCGACGGCAAGACGTGGGGTAGCGTGACCGGTGACGAGCTGGTGACCATCATGACCGCACGACTTGCCAAGGCAATCGCAGGAACCGAGGCGTAACCATGCTGGCAATCGTTGGAGCAATCACATCATTATTCACGCTCGTCGGCTCCATCTTTGCCGCAATCAAGTCCTGGCGTGGCTTCGTCAAGGAACAGCGCGAAGACCGCGAGCGGGCACGGCGCGAAGCAGAGGAGGCCCGCAACATGCAAGCCAAGGCCGACGCTGAATGGCGGAATAGCGTGGATAACCGCATGGACAAGCTGTATGACTCACAGCAGGCGTTTGGACACGACCGTATTGTTGCTGAGTGCAACCGGCATCTGCATAACCACTACATCACCACGGTAGATCTAGATAACATGATGCACCTCATGCGTGCTTACGAGGGCGTGGGCGGTAACGGGACGGCACACATGCTCTGGGAGAAGGTCAAGCAGTTGCCGATTGACGACAGCAAAGAACCTGACGCCATTCGCGGGGAGTACGACGCACAGACTCGACAAGAAATCAAAGAATTCATGGAGGTAAAAACAGCATGATTAATTGGCTCAAGAAGATTAACTGGGGCGTGCGTTTCAGCGACCCCGGCAACATGTTTCGACTGGTGCTGGTCGTAGGTGCGCCAATCCTGACGTACTACGGCTTGACCGCCACCGACCTCACATCGTGGGGCGTGGTTATCGGCACACTGGGCAAGGCGCTCAGCAATCCATACGTACTCGGCACCGTGGCCGTCAGCTTCTACGGCTGGCTGGTTGACCCGACCACCGCGAACACGTCTGACAGCAAGCAGGCGCTGACCTACACCACGCCGAAGGAGGACAAGTAATGGTTAGCATCAAGACCGATTACGTAATTTCCCCCGGCACGGCTAAGACCACCGGTCACATCTTAGTAATCCACGCCACCGCCGACAACAACGCCACTGCCGCCAACATTGCGGCCTACGAGCACCGCACGTGGCACTCTGCGTTCGTGCACTACGCCGTGGACGACAAGGGTGCATACCAGATTGGCAAGCCGGGTTACAAGGCGTATGGTGCGGGGAACGTCAACAAGTACGCGCCCGTGCAGATTGAACTCTGCCAGTTTACCGACAAGACCCGGGCACGCAAGGCGTACAGCAACTTCGTGGCACTGGTCAAGCAGATGTGCGCTAAGTATGGTATCCCGCTGACTCTGGACTCCAGCGATAAAACGGCCGGTATCAAGTCCCACGACTGGTGCCGCAAGACTTACGGCGGGACAACCCACACCGACCCGTGGGCATACCTGACCAGCATCGGCATCAGCAAGGCGCAGCTCGCCAAAGACCTCAAGGCCAAGACGACCAGCAAGCCCGCTACCAAGTCATCCACTAAGTCCACATCTAAGGTAGACGGCTACTGGGGGCCAGCTACCACGCTGGCGCTTCAAAAAGTCTACAACATGAAGTACCAGGACGGGAAGATTTCTGGTCAAGGACACAACGCCGTCACTGACGCAATCACTGGCATCACGTATGGCACTGGTGGCAGTCCGTTTGTGACTGTGTTGCAGAAGCACGCTGGGGTTAAGCAGGACGGCAAGCTCGGCCCCGCCACGCTCAAGGCCATGCAAAAAAAGATGGGTACGGGTGCAGACGGGAAACTGTCTAAACCATCCGCGTTCGTCAAGGCAATTCAGAAGGATGCGTTCGCTGGCAAGAAACCGTTCTAG